TGAGTGTAGTATCTATTAAAAATAGAACTAATGAAGATAAGAGACCAAAGATAAGTATTGCTTGGGGTACAGAAAGAGAACAAGCAAAGACATATGTGTTTGAAAATGAAACACAAAAAGCATTCTTTATGAAGGGTGTAGATGAAGCTGTTGGTTGGTTGGAGTATGATGAAATACAATTAGGACATGAAACAATATCATACGAACAAACAAGTGAACCAAAAAATAGACTGGAACAAATGGCACAATTAAGTGATGATGCTGTTGCACCAGAATAATTATGAGATTAATAATTATAATTTTATTCTGTATAAGTTTGGTTGGTTGTAGTAAGGGAGATTTTGACCCAACGATTACCATAATTAAAGAGGTAATTAAGTCAACAAAATCAAAGACTTACGAGGATAAAAAAGAATAATTATTTACTTGCAATTCAATAAAAAGTATGGTATAATAGTAGGTGTTTTTTATGTTTAAAATAATAAGTATAATATTTGTTTTGTTAGTGTGGAGTTTTATATTGACAGCAACATTTAATATAATATAATAAAGGAGGAAGTATGTATATAGATAAAGCAGTTGTTAATTCGTATGACTACCCTTGGAGTAAAGGTAAGCAAGGTAAGACATTGCAATTAGAAAACTCTTTAAAAGTAGAGAGAGTAAGATTAAAAAAATTATTGCCTTTGCTTGAAGAGTTTGAAGAAACAATGGAACATTACAATACGAAAGTAACATTGACAATAAATATAGAACCAAGTAAAGAAGACTAATGATTAAAAGTTTATGTGCTACATTATTGTTGTTATGTAATACAACATTTAATTTTCAAGAGGACTTTACTTACAATAGTAATAAAGAATTTATTGAGGGTGTAAAGAATTGTGCAGTATCTTATAATTCTTATACACCTAATCAATTAAGAATACCTATTGAAATAGTTGTAGGTCAAGCAGTATTAGAGAGTGACTGGGGTAAGTCAAGGTTTGCAGTTAAAGGAAATAATTTATATGGTATAAGAACATATGACTTAACTGAACCACATATTAAACCTTTAAGAAATAAAGACGCAGGGTTTGGATTAAAAGTTTATCCTACTAAATGTTTATCAGTTGTAGATTATATTGAAACATTACAGACACATCATAGTTATGTAGAGTTTAGAGAAGCACTAATTAAAATGTGGTCAGTAGATGAATACGATATATTCTTATTGACTGAACTACTATATAATTATTCAGCAGATGAATACTACGCAGTAAAATTACAAGACGCAATCAATTACATAAATGAAAGGGGATACTTGTATGGCAGGGAATAAAAAATTTGACATTGACTTAAAGTATGGACAGATTAGAGAAGATAAAGTTAGAGAAATGTTTTCTAAATGTCAGATAGAAGTTAAGTCGGAGAGAAGTTGGTGGAAGAGGACAGGTAACATTGCAATAGAGTATGAGTATCGAGGGAAACCTAGCGGTATCTATGCAACAACATCTGATTACTGGTTTCACAGACTAGAGGGTGACAGGGATGAGTTTTGTACACTTGTTTTTAAAACATCTATACTAAAGGGAATTGTAGATAAGTATAAAGATAAGCTAACAAAAAATGTTGGGGATAACAAAGCGAGTAAGTGTGTACTTATTCCAATCAAAGACATATTTAACAAGGAGTTTTATGGAAATGTTTGATGATATAGAAGAAATAAAAAAAGAGATACAAGAACACGAAGGTTTTAGAGATACTATATATAGTGACTCTCTAGGATTTGACACAATAGGTTGGGGTCATTTGATAAAAGACACCGACAATTTTGAGAAAGGAAAAGCATATAGTAAAGATGAGTTGCAAGAAGTTTTTGATGAAGACTTTCAAAGTGCATGGGATAATGCAAATAGTTTAGTCAAAGAACGATTGACCAACACAGACTTTCAATTACTAGATATAAATAGAAAGATGAAAGTTATATCTATACTATGTAATATGTGTTTTCAATTAGGCAAGGCAGGTGTAGGTAAGTTTAAAAAGATGTTTGAAAATGTTGCCAAACTAAATTTTAAAGAAGCAAGTTTGGAAATGTTGGACAGCAGATGGGCAAAGCAGACACCTAATCGTGCTAAATATTTAAGTGACAAGATGTCGCAAGTATAAAATAAATTTATATTTGCCTTGATGTTGCCACATTTATATGGTATAATACTATCTAAATTAAATATTTTAAATAACTATGTTAAAGATTATTAATAGTTATTATTATAATATTAATAATAATCTATTAGTATCTAATAGAGTTAAGACATTGTGTTTAATTAAAAAAAAATTATAAATAACACTTGCATTTTGTTTGGAAGTGTGATATAATACAAACTTCAATAAAAAATAGGAGGTTATATATGCCAACAGTTGAAGGAAAAGCATATTGGGCTAGTGTTACTAGACCTAATACAACATTCGACCCTGTATATCAAATCGATTTAGCAGTTGATGAGAAAACTGCTGAAGAGTTTAAGGGTAAGGGTGTTGCAGTTAAGCAAGATGATAGAGGTTCTATTGTCAAGTTTAAAAGAAAAGTTGCTAGGGCGGATGGGACTAAAAATCCTATGCCGAGACTAGTGGACTCTGCAAAAAATCCTATAGATGTACTTGTAGGTAATGGTTCAAAGGTTAAAGTTTTATACAAACCTTTCGACTGGAAATTTGCAGGTAAATCTGGTACTAGCTTGGACTTACAAGCGGTACAGGTTATCGAACTCGTACCATATGGCGAAGACTTTGATGTCTCGGATGGTGGTTTTGTTGCAGAAGGTAACAACGAGGAATTTTAAATAACTAATGGAACAGGGGGCAAGAATGGAAGATGATAAAGCAAAGTTTATTAAAACCCATGTCCCCTGTACTAACTGCGGAAGTAGTGACGCAAGAAGTATTAACGAAGATGGAAGTAGTTATTGTTTTTCTTGCACAACTTTCTTTCCAGAAGATACAGGGACAAATATAAATTATGAAAGGGGCGACATGCAAACAGCAGAAGATTTTAGTAACGAACAAAAACTAACAGACCTAAATTATCATACAGGTTCTATTGGTTCTATAACTGATAGAGGAATTAATAGTGAGACTTGTAAGAAGTATGGAGTTAAAGTTACCTACAATGGTGGGGGCTTAATACAAAAACATATCTATCCATACTATGATGAGACAGGTCAGATGATAGCAACAAAAACTAGATATGTTAAATCAAAAGAGTTTTCAATTATAGGTTCGACATCCAGTTCTGGATTGTTCGGTCAGCAATTATTTAATGGCGGAAAATTTGTAACCATAACAGAGGGTGAGATAGACGCATGTTCAGTTTATCAAATGCTCGGTTCAAAATATCCAGTAGTTTCTATTAAGAATGGAGTTGCTTCAGCATTAAAAGATATTAAGAAAAGTTATACTTGGCTTGATAAGTTTGATAATATTGTAATCAATTTTGATAATGATGATGTTGGAAGAGACGCAAGTAAAAAAGTTGCGGAGTTATTTCAACCCGGGAAAGTTAAGATAGTTAAACTTCCAGAAATTTATAAAGATGCAAATGATTTATTGCGTTCTAAAAAATATGAGGAGTATGTTAAAGCTTGGTGGAATGCACCAGTACATGCACCAGATGGTATAGTAGAGGGTAGTCAATTACTTTCAGAAGTATTAGAACCGATTGTTAAATCAAGAATAGATTATGGTTGGAAAGGTTTAGATGAATTAACTTATGGTATTCGTAGTGGTGAATTAGTTACGATAACTGCAGGTACTGGACTAGGAAAAACTTCTGTCATTAAAGAGTTAGTCTATCACATATTTAAAAGTACTGAAAATAATATTGGTATGATTATGTTAGAAGAAAGTCCAAAGATAACTGCGTTAGATATTATGGGGACTGAAGCTAACTTACCTTTAAGAAGACCAGACATTAATTTATCTAAAGAAGATAAAACAAATTACTTTAATAAGACAATAGGTTCTGGTAGATTTTATTTCTACAATCACTTTGGTTCAAACTCTGTTGATAATATTATTGCTAGAGTTAGATACATGGCGAAAGCTTTGGATTGTAAGTTCATTGTACTAGACCATATAAGTATGATAGTTTCTTCTCAAGAATTTGGGGATGAAAGAAAAGCTATTGATGAAGTGATGACTAAACTTCGAACACTTGTTCAAGAGACAGAC